GGATGCTGTGATATCTCAAGCTGATATGCTTCTGGAGACATCTTCTTCTTACACTCTTCAAAGTAATCATCCAAAGCCTGGAGTGCTTCTTCTACTTGAGAGTTACCATACTTATCAATATATGGCGGCATTGACCATTGCTCAGGAATAAATAAACCTGATACACCCACAGTATAATCTTTATCTATAAGATTAGTATCTACTGCATAGATATCATTAGCCTCTGGATTTAGAATCATTTCTTTTAATGGCTCACACTGATCTAAGTCACCCACTGATCCTGCTGCTATAAACATTCCGGTAGTAATCATACCAGATTTAAGTGCAGGTTTGATATATCCAAAGGTAGTATCCATCTTAGGTGCAATACCTGCTTCCTCATGAAAGAAGTATTTTACCGGTCCACCAACACCATTAGTAGGATCTTTCTCAAAAGACATACCTTGTATTGTACCTTTGAGACCTACTTCAGCTTTTCTATCTCCTTTTCTTACTTCAATCTTCTGTTGCCACATCATCACTTTATCTGGTGACATAGGACGGTACCATGCTGTATGCTCATTTAAGAATGCTGCATATTCATTTAAGAACTTCCATGTACCCTTCTCATTTATGTAATCCTTGAGTGAAGCACCCATCTTAAGAGTAACACCTGCCTCAAACCACTGCTGGTTAATAAGCTTACCGGCATGATAGTATGAAGAAGCAATCTGACGTTTCTTAAGAATAGCAGAATGCTTATAGTGTAATTCTGCTAATTGCTCATATAGAGCCATGTGATACTGAGCATCCCGTATATCAGCAAATCCAAATGCTTGTATCTCTTTGTTAAAGATAGGCAAGAAGTTTAGCCACATGTAATACTCCCGGGCTAGATACCATGTTTCTTTACCTGACTTTACTAATACCCCATTCCGGCATTTAAGCTTCTGGTCATCCCAGTACTTCATAAAGTCCTTAGACTTAAATGGAGCTACACAATATACTTTAGTTGATTTAAAGATCTGAGCTTGTTCATTAAAGATTTTACTAGAATCTTCATTAAAGTTATACTGACCGGGCTCTTTGAATATAGTAAGTAAAAATATACGGAACTCATCTCTTGTGGCAAAAGACGTTGTAGTCCATTTACCATTATCCCAAGTTGGTATGTTTTCCCAGAATGCCTCCATTACATATCATATGCTAGACCCTGACCACCACGTACTTTGCTTTGCTGTTCTTCTTGCAGATCTTTGTATACTCCTTTAAAGGATTGTCTAATACCATCAAAGTCTTTAGCAAGAGCTCTAATTTGAGCTATGTTACCGTCTTTACCATCTGTGATTTGTGCATTAGCTAAGTATCTAGATATTCTATCTAATGCTTTCTGCATACCCTCATACGCGCGGGAGGTTGGTGTTTCATACATTCTTTGACAGAATCTAAGTGCTGTAACTACATCATCATCTTCTGTAGAGAATGTAGCTTCTATTTCATTTAGTATAATGTCTTCTTTGTCCATGTGTGGTACATTAAAGAATGGGTTTAAATCTGGGTTAGGGCAGGTCATGTAGAACAGATATAAATAGATCTTAAGGTGATCATCAGGATAGTTATCCATTATATCTTTTAGTGCCTTCAGAGTATAACAATGCTCTGATGGAATTACCACACCGTTTTGTACATCAAATAGTTTAGCTATCATTTCTTTTTTATTTGGTCCCGGTTCTCATGTAACCAGTTTATAATTGATATTACTTCATCTTTTAAGTAAGGTATTTCCATTGGTGTAACTTCTTTTACAACAGGATCACCTTCTGATGTATACTTAATAATTGGATACCCATACTCATCTTCACCCTCTGTTTCAAACTGTACATGATGTATAAACATCTTACCTGGTTTTAACTTTGGGTTATGCTTGAGTATAATATACATATAAATACTCAATTGTAATGCATAGTGATTAAAATGACAGTCATCTAAGTTATTTACAGGAAAGAGTAGTTTCTCTGATATACCTTCCCAGTTTACATAAGACTCTGTTCTTATCTCTTTATTGGTCTTGTAGTCTATTATATATACTAGGTCATTGACTACTTCTACTAAATCTGATTGACCGCATATACCAGCTGATTTTAAAAACACCATGTGTTCAGGATATACTCCTGGATCAAGTCTTTGTGACGGTGCTTGTTTTAATCCATCTAACTCAGGTACCGGAGTTATAACAGGTATAGTAAAACCATCTTTTTCCAAAGATGCAAGAGAGCATATATCTGCTTCTCTTTGGTTATGATAGTAAGTACCTAGTGATGTAGCACGGTTAGATTCTCTATCCCATATCTCTAGAATCTTTGCTGGCGGAATACCGTACCATTTTGATCTTTTACTTTTAGTTACTTTTTCAGCAACAGTTTTAGCATCAAATGGTTTTTTAAAGTTGGAAACAAGTGATGTAGCACTTATCCAGTTTATCTCATCTGCCTCAATGCTTTTGTAGCTATGATCAGCAGCATTAAATACTATACTCATAACTTATCTAGTTCATCTTCATCTTCTTCTGATACTAATGCTTCCCATCTATCATCAGGGCAGTTAGCAGATAACGCTCTTGTCTTAAATTCAAGAGAACATCCGCATAATTTACAACAGGGTTCTGTACCCAGTACAAGACAATCCACACCATCTACATCTTTGTAGATACAAGCAGTACAGATATTCATTCTATCTGATGCTACTTCTTCTACAAACTCATCACGGATTATAGAGTTCTTAACTCCCTCCATAATCTGTTTTCTATTCTTCCATAGGTCCTTCAGTCTTCCTGCCATCTTTAAAGTTTTTCTTTTCTTCTAAAAAGGTATTGATCTTCTGTTTTGTATTTATTAGTTTCTCAAGTCTTTGTTCTACTAATTTAAGGTTATGGTGATTCTTGAATGTGTCTTTATTGTAAAACTTTTTTGCTCCTTCATGTTTTTTTATCTGAACACCAACAGCTCTTTGTTTCATTATAAAGTTTCCTAAACCTGGTAAGTTTAATTTGATATGTTCTAAACTTGATAAATTTCTTCTTACTTCTTTATAGTAAAAACTTATTATGTCATCTACTAGAGATTCTGGAAGATCTAACTCTTCTGCTACCTGCTTAATTATTACTTGCGGTTTCTTGGGTATCATTGCCTAGAAATTTATAATCAAGTAGCACAGTTCCTTCTGTCTGTATCTGTAGTACTGGATTAAGCATTATAACTTTCTTATTGCTTGAATCTTTTACTACTAAGTTATTCTTCTCAGCCTTGTTAATACAGTTACGGACAGTCTGAGGTGTTTTAAATATCCAATCTTCCTCAGCTGATGCATCATAACAGAAGTGTGTCAACTCAATTGGCTGATTAAAGCTAAGTAATGTAAGACAGTTTAAGTCAGATTCACTCACTGTTATACGGTTAATATAACAGTGAGTTAGTATCTGAAACTTTACAACCTCCCACTTAGGCATTTTAACACGCTTCTGTACTTGGTTTACTAAGGCCATGATTAAGATTTTTTAAGCTTTCGCTCTTTTTGAAGTTCTTCACGCAGTTCTTCCGGTGACTCTGATTCCTGTGGTGGATTCATCATCATTGCATACTGAATCTGATACTGAGCTCTTTTAAATCTAGCCTCATCAATTTTCATCAGCAAGTCTTCATGTTTCCACTGTGCTTCCAAATAAGGAAGTGATTCTGTGTAGAACTGCAGCATCTCATCTTTTCTAGCTTGAAGTTCTTCTTGCGTGAGCTCTTGCTCATGTACTGTATTCTCCATAATTACTGTATTGGTTTTAGCAAATATACAATAAAAGTTTAAACTTGATTTATTTAAAAACAAAAAACCCAACAAGATAATCCTGCTGGGTTAAAGCTTTACTTTAAGTTTTAGCGGTTCTTGAGAGTAAAGTTTAGGAGAGTCACCATATAGAAATCTCTAGAAATATCTAGCTCTACTGTAAAGAAATCAACTGCTCCTACTCTAAGTCTAACAGCAAACTTATCCCATAGTTTGTTTTTTACTGCCCAGCTATTTCTAAACTTCATACTATTCTTTTATTTCAAAGTGCATCCAGTCGTAATCTTTCTCTATACCAAGAGATATAAAGCCATGTTTGTAGAAGATATCAATCATAGGTTTATATTCTGGTCTAGCAAATCTTGCTGTACGTTTTGTCTCTTTAAGAGTATTTCTTGCAGGATCTAAGTCTATTGCTATTCCCCATGCATGCTTACTCCAAGATGTACCGCCACGCATCTTACGGTAATTAAAGCACCCACCAAAAAGATCAATACCCAGTTCTTTTAGTCTTGCTGATCCATAGTATGAAAGAAGATCATTAAATACTGCTAGAAGATTATCTGCAATATCTTTATGACATCTCACTCTACTTGTTGTAGTATCAGTATCCCATGCTATACGCAATGGATAAGGACAAATAATTGTTGTAAGGTAACCTGCACCTGTTTCATTAGGTTTACCATACTTTGCTGTTGCTTGTGCTGATGTTAACATATTATCTGTTTAACTGGATTCTAACAAGTTCACCTACCATATCTGATAGTTCACCTACTTTAGCCGCCATATTCTTAATCTCATGTTGAGTATTTTCTTCTATATGAGATAACTTTAATCTACTTTCTTGTTCTAATAGTTCAAGTTTTCCTTTTAGTTTACCTTGCTCTTCAACATGTTGATGACTTTCATCTTTGAGCTCTTTAATATCCTTAAGAATAGTAGTATAGGCTGTTCTTGTAAAGAAACCAATTATCCCTAAGATAGAAGCTGCTACAAAAAGTATGATTGTTGTGTCCATTTTTTACAAATATATAATTATAATATACGTAAAAATACTTAATAAACCTACTAGTCTAGGTCTTTTTTATCGTCTACGGTAAGCTGTGACAATGCTGCTGTTACTCCTCCTACAGCAATAAGGTATCCACTTGCTGTTACAATAGCAGCAGGTAAAGCTACAGGAGCTGCAACTAATGCGGCGCCTAATGCTCCAGCTACTAATCCAATACGCTGTACCTTTTTCCAAAATGTGGGAGTTTTAGCACTCCATCTTTTCTTGATTTCCATAATTAAATTGTTGCTGGGGTATATAGTGTTTTAATTACACCATCTACTAAAGTAATAATTTCTTGATTAGGATAATCAGGTAATACAAAAGGATCTGCAATTGAGTTAAATGTTGGTATATCTGAATCCCAATTCTCCATTACTATAAGATAGTAATGACCTTGATGATCATCACAAAAAACAATATCTCCATAAGGTTCAAGTGCTTGTATTAACGCTTGTCTATCCACCATTTTTATTAATATAAAATACGTAAATTCAATCTCCTATTAATTCTTGTTCCGTTTCCTGTTGGATATGTAGTGTCTTGAGCCTTATATGCTCCCGAATTTGAAGAACCAATAGCCTCACCCCAACCGAACCCAGATGCCCAACTTCCATCCCTGTTCTCCCAACCTAAAATTAGGTTAGACGTACCATTGTAGCAAAAATTTGTGTCAAACAAAATTTGTATAATTCCATTTGCGGAAATTACCCAATTAAAAACTTTAACTACAGTAACGTCAGAAACAGGCATATCAGACCAGTCAACAGCAGGATTTGCGTCAAATGTATTTGTTCCTGGTGCTAAATGTGCAAGTTTAATTGTTTGGTTGTTATACGTGTAAGGGGTAGTATAACCGTCTAATTCAACTTCAATCCCTCTTATTTGACGCGGCGCACCTATTAAACCAGCCGTGTAAATAAAGGAACTCCAAGAGAAATCATTCAAACCATATGCTGGTGCTTCAAATAAATTAAATGTTCCATTAGCAATTAATAGTCCGCCGTTTGTAATTGGTGTCGCACAAGTCGAGGTATTAAATACGTATGGGTTGATTATCATACTCTAGTACCAATTAATGTAATTTTTAATCCTCTTGCTCCTGCTGTACCTACAGCATCAATATCAACTGTAATTTCGCCATCATCTGTCAAAGCAGAAGTAACAATAGTTGCTGGTGTAGCAGCAGTTACAGTAGTCTTCTCATTATTATCAAATGTCAGTTTAGTTCCTAATACTGATGTACCATTAAGGTTTATATCAACTGTAAGTAAGGCACCTGCTGTTTGCGCTGTAGATAAAGAAGCCCTAACTTCTGTAAGTGTCATTGCATAAGGCATTCTGAAAGTAACTTTTGCAGTTCCTGTAGTTAAGTTAGTCGTTTCATCAGAACAAGCAGCTTGTATTACTTCAGGTTGAGCAGACCAAGAAGCAACACCTGCACCATTTGTAGTTAAAACTTGATTTGCTGTACCATCAGTATTTGGTAAAGTATAAGCCGCATTAACAGTTATACCATTGTTGGTTAACTCTAATTGTTTGTTCCCACCTGCTCCAATAAACTTAAGCAATAATGAAGTATCTGTGCCTGTAACAGCTGCTCCATAGCCTAAACTATTGATTCTTTGAATATCAAAAAGAGCTATATTCAAGGTAAAATCAGTTAAAGCGCCCGTACCATTACTTAGGTTAACAGAAAATGCTCCTGGAGATGCTGCTACATCTTGAAAAGCAACTTGATTTCCATCTAGTGTAACAAACCTTGGTCCTGTTAAAGTTCCATCTGTATTGTAGATATTTTCGTCAGTAAGTGCTCCTGTATTATCTATAGTAAAATTAGGATAAGTACCAGTAACGCCTATACCTGTCCCAGCTGTTAAAGAAACAACTTGATCAGGAGCTGCGTTAGTAACTGTAATAGAACCGCTACTTGTAATAGGGTTTGTTCCTGAAAGAGATATTCCTGTACCTGCAGTTAGACCTACAGAAGTAACACCACCTCCTGAACCACCTGGTATATTAATAGTAACGTCATTACCTACAGTTGTAGCCGTAGCACCTGCCCCTGTAATATTTATACTATTTACATCAGATGTAAGAGTAACAGATTCGTCTTGAACCGCTATTTTTTTCTTTATATTGATGCCAGTTCCCATCAGTATGTTTTTGTTAAAGTAAATATTTCAGAGTAAATAAAGTACTCATTATGAGTTATAGATGATAACTAGTTCAGTTCCTGTACCATTGTAAGCAATAGTTGCTGCAGCATAATAGTTATTTACTGCACCTGCTCCAAAGTTAAGTGTTTCTCCCGGTTTTATTGTTTGTCCAAGTATTGTCCCATTTGCAGTTCCTACATTAGATACTGAAAAGTCATATACCAATGGTGTAATTGTACCAGCACCTGTTGCTCTTATGATACCGGGTGTTCTAACAACACCAGCTTGATCAGAAGCAATTACAACAGATACACTATCATCCATTACTTGCTGACCTAATGGAGATACAATATTTACATCTAGAGATCCTTGTAATTCATTGATTATTCCTTGTAATCCCTGGAGCATTTTAAGTTGCCAAGGAAAGTTATTACCTTGGTTACCGCTATCTTTTAAGTTTCCTATTGACATAGTTTAAATTATTGTGCTAATGATATTAGCAAGTTAGCAAAAGCATTTATCTTTCCTTTATTAATATTTGATAAAGCTGAGTAATCTACATCTACTATATCAGTTTCTACTCCTGATGCAACTACATAGTTACAATCTTGAAAATCATGTGCAGAGTTTAATATATTAACAGTTGCGTGACCTCCTACTAGTGCAAAGAAATTTGCACAAATTTGTTGTTGTTCAGGTGTTGCCTGATCTAAGTTAAGATTAAATGATTTGTAATCTTGAGTAGAGCCAAATACAATCTCATTATTTAGATCACCTGTATTTCCCATCATTACTAAAAAGCTCATCTTATATAAAGTTTAGTGATTGAATATTTGCATCTTGTGTAAATCCTGTAGGACTAAGTAAATCCGTGATATTTGTATCTAACGGTTTTGTTGCTCTGCAGTTCAAGATTCTTACATTGTTTACAGGCTGACCAGGAGCAGAGTTTCTGATAAAGAATCCAGGAGTATCCGCACCTGAATGAACACTATTGTATACATTTAATGTTGCAGTAGTTGTATCTTTCCAAAATGCAGCAATATTAGGATATGTAGCACCCAAACCTAAACTATGTAAATGACAGTTTTCTACCCATATATTACCATTACCTCCAACACTTATAACAGGATATCCTTCAGATCCAGTTGTGGTATTCCAATTCATTAATGTCCCGTTTCTAAACACTACACTAGAATTACTTGCTGTATATGTTACTAGATTATTTGTTCTTACATCACCGTTAATGATAGTTCTTGAAGCAGCTGATGAGCCTAATCCGTAAACACCAAACTGATTTTCAGCATAAATGTTTCCATTGATTCTTAATGTCATAAATGAATCAGTCCATCTTCCAACAGCAGCCGAAATACCGCCATAATACCCTGCAACATTATTTACAACTAAATCAGCATTAACAGTTGCTTCACCACCTAAGTTGTCAGCACATTGAATTACTTGTTTGAAGTTTCCTCCATAAGTATTTCCTGCATCTAAATAAAGTCTTGGGACTTTTATATAACATTTGCCAGAAAAAGCTCTAAAAAATATTACTTCATGCCATGCAGAAAACTCTTCTGTAAGTGTGAGATCAATTGTACCAGATCCTCTAAAGGTGGCACCAAAAGCTTTATTAAGAGTTTCAGAATAAATCTTTCTACCAGAAATTGTAGCTGATGATCCATTAGTAACTTCCAAGGCTCCTCCAACTGTGGTTATTTCATCAAATTCAAAATAAACTTTAGATCCTGTGGAATTTGCTCTAAAAATAAGACCTCCTGTTTGAAAACCATATCCAGTAAATATGGCTTTACCCATAAATCTGCAATTTACAGCAACACCATTATCATGTACAGCAACATTTGTAAACACTACACCAGGTTCACAATACCAATCAGTATTATCTTGTAAGTCAATATAACTAGAATAGTTACCCCTTCTTACATAAATTAAAGTTCTATCAGTTGCAGTTGGGGATAATAAAGCTGCAGCATTCATTGCAGGATTTGTATCAGAATATGGTTTTGTAAAATCATTTTGCGCTGCTGTAGCATTATTTCCATTAGTAGAATCTACAAAGATTACATTAGCATAGTTAACTGCTCCACCTCCACCGCCAACAGCTACTAGGGGATTTCCTATAGTACCATCTCCTGTAATTGTAGTACCATCAACATATACTCCAGTAAATTCAACAACTGGATTCAAAGGATCAGTATTGTCTACTTGAACAACACTACCAAGGCCATTATCAGTAACACTTTGTACTCCTCCTGTACCAATAGCCGCAGCTAGTTCACTAAATTCAATTGCTGTTGGCTGATATCCCCCAACAAAGTTAGTGTCTTTTGTACCTAATGGAATAAGATCAGACCCCGCTATAGTAGTAGAGGTCTTAATCTTACGGTTTGTTATTAGGTTAAAAAAGTTAGTTAAGTTATTTAACATGACTTTCTATTTTTTAAATGTTATTAGATTAGGTACCCGTTTTTTGTAAGCAGATTTTCTGCTGTATCAATATCAGGATCTCCACCATTAAAGTATAGCACATAAGTATCTTTAGTCAGATTACCATTATGTACATCATCAAGTATAGAAACAAAAGTTCCATATTGTCTAGATGCAATAGCTGCTACAATATACCCAAGGCCTTCTGCTGCAAATTTATCAGCGTCATCAATGCGACCTGTTTCTGCTAGTACAGAAATTAGGTTTTGTTTTGTTACCGGTGGGTAAAATGACATGATTTCTATTTTTTAAATGTTTATAAATAATCTTTTATGATGTTTTCTGCTGTATCAACTTTACGTACTCCTCCTCCATCAAGTATAACATATTGATTAAGAGTAATTCCTCCTGAATTGACAGCATTTTGAACGGCTATAGGTGTATTAAAAAATCCGTTTTCCCATACAGCAACAATTATTTCACTTAATGCTTGAGATTGTTGAACATCACTATTGTTAATTAAAGTTGCTTTATAAATTCTTTCTGTAGAATTTTGTTTGTTCATTGGTGTATAAACACTTGGCATGATTTCTAAATTTTATAAGTTTAAATTATTTTGATTTACTAAATATATTTTTTAAGTTTTCAACCCAAGACTTAGGCTCTTCTTTTACCCCTTTACCTTTTTTAGGCGCTTTAGGTTTTGTTTCTGTTTTCTTAGTTGCCATGATTATTTAAGTTATAGTATTAAGTGTAGTTTATAATTTACCACGCCTACTATTTACGAATAGCTTAACACGCTTTTTAAATTCTGCAATTTGCTGCTCTTTACTAATTGGTTTAACATCATTTTTAGCAGCCTGATCTTTTTTAGAAATTTTAGACATAATATATAGTATTAAAAGTTTATGATCTAGAATAATTTAAGGTGAAGCCTTTTTTTACACCTGCTTCAATATTTAAAGTAAAGGTTCCTGTAAAGTTATCACCTACACCAGGTGTATATATTAGTGCATATAAATCTCCTTCAGTAGCACTAGTATAATCAATAAATACACTAGCTTCTGTTAGTTGATAAGCTTGAACAAAGCTATCATCATTTACATAAGCCCCGGCAGAATAACTATAATTTAATGAAACAGAACCGAATGGACTATTAACACCTATAACATTTCCGGAAAATCTATATATGCTAGCATTACTTCCAGGACCAGATGCAGTAAAACTTCCTAAATATACAATATAGGTATCTTGTGGTGTACTAGTTTCATTAAGACTCATAAATACATTTAAAGTATAGAAGTCAGTTTTTTGTGCGGATGTTTGTAATGTTGATATCTCTGAAGTTAATAGTTCATTTTTTCTAAAATCTGTAGCAACCTCTGACTCAGAATATCCAGTAATACTAGGATCTATCTCTATAAGCTTTAAATGTTGATTTACATTTTCAATTACGTAGTTTACATGACCTACACGGGCCACGGTGGCATTACCATCTACATTAAGATAGTACTTATTAAAATTTTGGATATCAATTTTTTCCATGATTAAAGAATTTAATTACAAATACCATATGATCTTTAGTGTGAAGATACACTATAATATACAAAAAATATCTTATAAAACAAAATCCCTGAGAAATAATATCTCAGGGATTCTGGTACCTAACATAACTTTTTAACTATTACTTATGATACTAGTAATAGTACAAAGATAAATCAATCTTGGTTAAATGCAACAGACTCATAAGTCTTTTTAAATATTTCTGGTTTACAAGCGTAAAACTCACCTTCAATTCCTTTGACAATATAATCTCCCGGAGATGCAGACATAGTTCCTTCTAGGGTACCTATCTTAAGATTCTCACCTTCTATTAGAAAACACTTGCTACAAAACTGTAGTATCTCAGTATCATTATTACCAGTCCATTGTGCGGCCTGAATAACCATTGGTTTTTTTCTATAGAATGCTACCATACTATTGCTATATCACCTTCACTCAACATGAGCTTCATACCATCTTCAAGCTCTACCTTTTCTGCGTTCTGTAAAGATCCGGTAGTTACATATACCTTATCACCTGCTGCTACTTTCTCTACAGTATCTCCTACTGCATATACTTCTAGTTTTGTCCAGAGCTTCATAGCTTCTTGCATCAATTGCTCTTCATCTTTTGCTGTTAGTTCAATAGCAGACTCTTTCTTTTGCGGTACATTAACTAGCACTCTCCGTCCCATTAACTTCATCTTCTGGTATTTTAAATGTTACAACTTTTACTACTAGCATTTCAGCAGTTACAATAGCTCCTACTGCTTGATCAAACAAAATACTAGTCACCGGATTCTTGTCACTTGTTGTGTAAGACTCCTTTAGAATTTCTGCTAGCTCAGAACAAATCTCCTTTACTCTATCTACTCTAGTATCATCAGAAGGGTTAAACGTTCTTCCTACTAATAGATCTCCAAACTTTGGCTGTGCGGCTTGCTTCTCTTCTAGCGGCACATAGCTCATTCCTTTAATAAAACTCATGGTATTATAATTTAAGCATCATATTGCTGATTGGATTTTCCAACTCTTGACAGTGGTAGATCATTAATGATTCCTGCTTTAACTTGTTCTAGTATTCCTACTAGCATAAGAGGATTTATGTTATCTCCTCCTCCAATGCGGATTTCAATTCCCTCATTGTCATGCAGTGTTACCTGCAATACTATTACTGGTTCTTCCATTATATAATTTGTTGGTTTAAGGCAAAGATAGTATAAAAAAAATAAGCTCCAAGTTTCCCGGGAGCTTATTCATGATCGTCAAATCAATTGTTTAAAATCAGAAAACTCAATTAACAGAGAAGTTTCAGATGAAACAAAGATATAC